ATTTCTCTTTTCCCTTTTCTGTTACACTACACCAGTGTAGTAGATTGACTACACCAGTGTAGTAGATTGACTACACCAGTGTAGTAGATTGCGAGCGACTTACGATAAGCCGCCCGAGTACTTGCTACCACGCCGACGCTTGGCTGGCAACATTAAAACAATTTGCTCGCCACTTGGCAAGGTCGCAATCGCCGCTTGCTTGCCACGATCAAACCCGGCATTAGTCCGGGACTTGGCTTGCAATGTTTGTTCACGTTGCAAGGTCGAGCGTTTTACTTTGGGTTTGCGCTTGCCCTTGTCAGGCGAGCCAGTCAGCTTGCCCGTGCTGCTAGGTGATGGCGTTCGTGGCTTAGGCTTGTGCACAAGGTCCGGACCAGCCGCTTGCTTGGCTGGCAATTCCTCACCTAGCGTATACGTGGCGAGCGTATGATTAGGGTGGAAAGCGTCCAGATAACGCTGAATGTTGATCGCTCTTGGCATGTCTCAAGTCCTGATAGACAATTGAACTACGGGAAAGCCCGCACGCTACACTAGTGTAGTATAGCGCCGGACTTTCCGATGGTTCAACTTATTCTTCGCCCTTCATGCCTTCTAATCCGGCCATAAGGTCTTCAAATTCATCCCCTTCCAATTTGGCGATAGCTTCTAACAATTTCGCGACTTTATCGACTGGCTGGCGGATATACGCCTTTAACTTGTTGACGCTGGTCAATTCATTATCTGCCAGAATGTCTGTTACGAATTGCGCCAATTGTCCGTCGTTTTTTGGCGTGTCCAACTTAGCCAGTCCTTCAGATACCATCTTAAAAATATTCTTATTGAGGGAAACAGACGTGATCGTTTGGGCGTGGCGCTTTTTAAAACCATATTCTTCGATCAATTGCGCTTGCAACTGGCCGGCTTTTTTCGTTCCCGCCTTAATTTTCTCGGATTGATTGCCAGAAATGAATAAGATCAACTGAACATATGCTGCGTCGTTTAAGGCTTGTTTCGCTTTTGAAGCGGTAGCGGTGCGCTTGTCCAGATCAGCTTGAAGGGCGATTGCGTTGTTAAATAGTGCGTTGTCCATAACTCAATTCCTTATCTGCTACACTAGTGTAGCGTATCACCATGAAACGCTATCGACTAGAATGGGAAGAATACGATATGGCGCGGATTTATGTCAATCTACTGAATTAAGGTAATATCGTGGCAAATAAGGCAATATTGCCACAATTCAAGAATAGGTCAATAGTGCTGACCTATTTCCTTATATAATTATAATGAGTGCTATAAATTGGCGTGAACAGAACGTGAACAAATCGCCCAAATTCATTCTAGGTGCTGGGATAGCAGGAAACAGTTAAAGCCGTTCTATGGGCTTTAAAACGCGATTAAAAAGGTCAACATTATTGACCCATACTATGGTATGCATGGCGGGCATATTAAACACAAGGGATTGTGTGAAATTGGCGGAAAGGCTGGGATTGATAGTTCGATAGTTCTAGAAATATAGAAGTGTGTGACAAATTTATCACGGTAGGGCTATATTCTAAAGAATAGGGGGATGTTCTTGTTATGTTCTACTTGACAAATGGATGTTCACGGTTTGTTCACGTTTTGTTCTAGTGGGAAAGTACGAAACAGGAACATATGGTGAACAAAAGAAGAACGCTAGAACAATTCAGGAACATATGGTGAACATTATGATCACCCCCACCCAAAGAAAATGCCCCGCTTGTTCTCGTATATATATGCCACTGTCATATATTTACCAAAAATACTAGGGTAGTTTAAACTATAAATAAAAAAACACCCCCCTTTTGTTTTATTTTACAAAAGAGAGGTGGCTATAATTAAAAAAAATACTAGGGTACAGTTAAACAGGTCCGCTACCCGGCTATAATTCTATATAGATATAATAAGACCAATATCAGAAGTTCTTAACCTAGTTGATATTGTAAGTCTTTATTGTAATCTATATTCTTTTTTCTATATTGTAATCTATAACATAATCTATATAGAGAGTAGTATACCAGTTACAACAGCAAAGGACAATGGTATTGGTAAAATAAATTATAAGTGTTGCAAAAATGTCACAACTATTCTTCTTGTCTTCCCCTACAGTGTGGTGTTACAATACAGCTATTAAATAATTCTATGGAGTATTAGGCAAATGTGTGACAATCCTAACTGTAAATATAGATATCAATGTAATTGTAAGGACTGTAGCTGTTCACCAAATACCGACGGAGAGAAAGGTCTATGTAAATGTTGTAAAGACATTATGATTGCAGGTGTAGTAAGAAAAGAAAATGACAGCTAGTGAAAATAACAAGGACTTATCTGATCAGGAGATTACCTATAACATTCTTTTAAGTATAAGAAATACTTTGAATGTTATGGTGCAGCAACAGTCAAAGGATGACTTTCTTACTTTTGTTCGTAAGGTAGCACCTACGTTGATTACTGACTGGCACATGGGAAGACACATTGAAGTTCTGTCAGACAAGTTACAAAAGGTAGTAGAAGGAAAGATCAAACGGTTGATGGTCTTTCTTCCACCGCGTAGCAGCAAGTCAGTAATCTGTTCCAAGTTATTTCCTGCATGGTACATAGGTAAAAACCCTAATCATGAGATACTGACAGTTAGTCACTCTGATCAGTTGTCCAGTGACTTTGGTAGATCAGTGCGTGATATTGTAAATACGGAAGATTTTACAAATATGTTTCCCGGTGTTAATCTACGTGCAGACGTTCGTGCTGCAGGTAAGTGGAAGACAAACCTCAATGGTAGTTACTATGCTGCAGGTGTACGATCACAGATTGCAGGAAGGGGTGCACACATTGCTATACTTGATGACGTTATGTCAGAAGAAGACTCGTTCTCTGATGCGGGTAGACGGTACATTAAAGAATGGTGGCCTTCAGGATTACGTACACGTATTATGCCTAATGGTGCTATTATTATTATTAATACTCGCTATCATTATGATGATCTTTGTGGGTGGCTCTTAAAGCAGCAGGACGAGTTTGACATTGAAACAAAGATGCGTTGGGACGTAGTAAGTATACCTGCATGGCTGGACGAAAAGTCCAGTAAGTTGCTGGGTCTTCCTGAAGGTACAAGTTACTTTCCTGAGTGGAAGGACGATGAGACACTGCGTGTAGACGAAATGGAAATTAAGGCAACCAATGGATCAAAGTATTGGGAAAGCCTGTACATGCAAAACCCTACACCTGATGAGGGTAGTCTGATCAAAAAGAACTGGATCAACTGGTGGGAGTACGAAGAACCACCAAGCTGTGACTTTATTATGCAGACATATGATACTGCCTTTAGTACCAAGACAACAGCAGACTATAGTGTTATACAAACGTGGGGAGTGTTTCATTTCCATGAAGACAGTGAGGACGGTATAGAGGGAGTAGCAAGTAATTTGTTGCTACTCGGTAGTGTACGTGGTAGATTTGAATATCCTGATCTAAGACGTATTGCACAACAGGAATACCAAAAGCATAAGCCTGATATTTGTGTGGTAGAAAAGAAAGCAAGTGGACAGTCGCTAATACAGGACATGAGAAGGAGTGGTCTTCCTGTCTTAGAGTACATGCCTGACAAGGACAAAGTGTCAAGAGTCTTTACTGCTTCACCTTTGATGGAAGCGGGAAGAGTATGGTTACCAAAAGGAAAAGAATGGGCAAGAGAGTTGTACGAAGAGTTGATTCTGTTTCCTTATGGCAGACATGATGATCAGGTGGACGCATTGACAATGGCAATACATTATGTTAAGGATAGCTGGCGTTTGGAACATCCTGAAGACCCAGACTGGGAAGACGATGTTAATCCACGCAGACAGAAACGTGTTGCGTATTGGAGAGTTTAAGGTTATAATCTAAAAATGAAAATTGCATATGAATTAGAAAAGAGACAGGACTTTTACTTTCCTGTCAACGATGATCACTTTTCAGGAGAAGAGTACCAAAAGCCACACAGAACAAGAAGTTTACAGTTTGTAGATGACTTTGATGTTGCATTGGATGTAGGTAGTCACGTAGGTACATGGGCAGTAGACTTGTGTAATATGTTCAATAAGGTTTATTGTTTTGAACCAATTGAAATACACAGGGAATGTCTTACACGTAATCTGTCAGATTTTTCTAGCGATAGATTTGAAATACTACCCTATGCACTGGGTGCAGAGAATGACGTAGAGATTGCACTGGAGTACGCTGCGGAAGGCAACAGCGGAACTGCTTCAATTACTACGGACGTGAAACAGGGAGAGTACAAGGCAGTACTAAAGACACTTGACTCTTTTGACTTTAAAAAGATTGATTATATTAAGGTGGACGTTGAAGGTTTTGAATTACAGTTTCTCAAGGGAGCGAGCGAAACAATCAAACGTACAAAGCCTGTAATCAATATTGAAATTAAAAATACGTGTGAACGATTCGGTACTACACAACAGGAAATAGCAAACTATCTAGTAAATGACTTGGGCATGGACTGTGTAGGAAGAACAGTAGCAGATTATATTTTTATATATCACTTATAATAAAGGTAATATAGAACATGGCAACTGAACGCAATCCTTTTGATCCTATTCCTTCAGTAGAACTTTCAGTCGTAGAGATTGAAACTGAGAGTGAAGATTCAAATGCAAGCATGGAATACGATCCTAGTGATGGTGGTATTGTAGTAGAGTTTAAGAGTAATCTGGAAGAAGGTTTGTCTGACGAACAGATCGGTGAGGAGGACGAAGAGTTTTTTAGAAACTTGGTAGACGATCTGGACGAAGAAACTCTTGAAGACATTGCTATTCAAGTACATGACAACTTTACTGCAGACAAGGACAGTCGAGCAGAATGGGAAAGTATGTTTGAGCGTGGCTTTGATCTGTTAGGTCTAA